GAGGCGGGCAGTGGTTCGGGCAACGATCGCGTCGAGCTCGCGCGCCTGGGCGACGCTGGGTGCCCAGGCCTCGGTCGCGAGCCGCGGGTACCACAGCGCCCGGCGGCGCCAGGGGCCACCCAGACACATGATCCGGACGAATCGGCCCTGCAGGCCCGCAACGCTCGCGGGCCGTTTCGGTCCGACGTCGGCAGCGATGCCTTCCTCGGCGAGGTCGTCGAGGATCCTTGTCCGCCAGAGGGCGAGGAGGTCAGGCGCTCTTGGGATCGGGATCCGCATCGCGGCGCCCCCGTCGACGGCTGGTCGCCGGGGGTTCCTCGACGACGGGCTCCGGCTCGGCGACGGGCTCGGGCGGGGCGTCGACGATTCGGGCCTTCCCGACCTGGGCCAGGTGACGGGCGACGTCCGCCGCGACCTGCGCCGACTCTCCCGTCTCGGTGATGATGTGCACCGTACGCATACGGGCTCCTTCCATTGCTAGATGCCGCCGAGCGCTCGCACGACGGCCAGGTCCTCGTAGTTCGCCCGGTAGGCATCCGGGGTTGTCGGGACGACGACGAACCGGGCACGGTTCCGGCCGGCGCCCGGCTTGACCACGAACCCCGGCCCCGCAGCCGCCGCGACCTGCTCGGCGACTTCGCGCGTATACGCGGTGACGCCGGGCGAGGTGCGAAGTTCCTTGAAAGCGCCGGGGTTGAATCGCAGTCGGCTCATCCGGTTCTCCTGACGAGGTTGATGACAGTGCCGAGCGGCCACGCCCCGCCTTCGCCGTCCTGCTCCCAGACCAGGCCGTCGATGGTCCACTGGTCGTGGGCTGTCGACGGCACGTGTTTGCCGGCGAACAGCAGCTGGCAGTGGGACGTGACGGTGTCGTCGGTGGCCTGCCCGGCCTCGGTTGAGGCCCCCGGCGAGACCTCCGAGGCGACCCGCGACCGGGGGGTGTCAAAGGCGCGCTCTGTGGTCTCGCCGAGGGAGTCCGTGACCCAGCCCGTGCAGGGCCGTTGGGTGACCGTCTTCATGACCGGTCACCGGCGCCGATCCGGTACCGCTCGACGCTGTCAGCCCAGCGTTGCGTGACGCCGCCGGCCGCGGCCGAGGTGATGCTGAACGGGCCGGTGGACTGGTAGACGCCGAGGGATTCGGCGACATGGACGGCACGCTCGAGGACGACGTCGACGATCCCGCCAGGGATCTCTGCCCAGCCGTGGGTGTAGGTCACCAGCACCGGGGCGCCGGCGGGCCAGCCTGCGCGGCGGGTCAGGACCCCGAGGCGGGTGTCGAGGAGGAGCGCGGCGCCGGGGGCCGTGTCGGCGGTCTCGGTCGTGTCGGCGATCGCCACGGAGGCCTGCGACACGGGCCGCGCCGGGAGGAGCAGCTCGGGTGAGCCGTCCCCCCGGAGCAGGACCTGGTCGTCGACGACTTCGTGGACTGGGTATCCGACGGCGTCGGCGAAGGCGTCACTCGCCCTTCGGAGCGCCAGCGTTACGCGCGGGTCGTTTTCGGGGAGCCCGAGGAGCAGTGCCAGGTGCTCCGGGGTCGCCAGCGTCGGGTTCGGCATCGTCGGCCACCTCCTCTGCCTCGGGCTCGGGGGCCTCCGCCTGCACGCCGAGCCCGGGCGTCTCCCCGACCGGCAGGACGCCGAGGCGCTCGGCATCCTCCGGGCGGTAGCGGATGCCGTCGACGACGACCATCACCAGCTCGTCGCTCATGGCCTAGCCGCCAGCAACGAGGTCGGCGATGGCCAGGTGCCCGGGGGCGCGGAACATCTGCATGGCGCGGGTTTCCGCGCGCACGTAGTTCAGGTTCCGCTGGGCGTAGTCCTTGTGCTGGTTGAACACGAGGATCTCGATCGGCGACCTGGTCAGGAAGTGGATCGTCTTGAAGTTGCCCAAGAGGGCCTTGCCGATCGGGACGGCGTTGCAGCCGATGCGCGGCACCGCCCACGCCGTCGCCGGGGAGACCCCGAACGGGCCGCCGCCGAGGTAGCGGCCCTCGCCGTCCTTGAGGAGGTCCCAGGCCTCGTCATCGGCAGGATTCAGCAACACGGCCTGCACGCTCGCGCCGACGTTGCGGAGCTTCGTGATCGTCTTCCGGATCGTGGTGGGCATGTCGGTGGCGAAGGCCTGCTGCTGCACGCCGGTGATGTTGAACAGGCCCTTGGGCTCGATGCCGACGCCGGTGCCGTTGAGGAGCTTGTCCTGGATCCGGTCGTGCAGGTTCGCGGTCAGGTTCGAGTCGATCAGCGCCTTGATCGCGCCATCGTCCTCGAGTTCCTGGTTCGTGACCTCCATGCCGTCGGCGTAGTCGGCGACCTTGGCCTCGGCCGGGGCGAACGTCAGCGTCGAGAGCGGCTTGACGCCTCCGGTGGTGCCGGTGCCGGCGTTGTCCTTCGCCTCAGCGACGATCGCGGCGTTGTTCGTCACGGCGATCAGCTGCCGGTAGGGCAGGTAGCTCTTGCCGGTGGTGCCGGTGGTGATGAGGTCCATCAAGGTGCGCGGCGGCCGGTACGTGAGGTCGTCGGTCCACTCGGGCAGCACGCCCTCGACGCCGGTCGCCTCGCGGTTGATCGTGGCGGCCATCCGGATGCTGATCGGGGTGCCGTCCGCGATGCCGTGGGGGTGCTGCGACTGGAAGTCGCGGTACCCGGCCGACGCGACGAAGCGTTCGCCGAGGGTGCGGCCGGTCGGCCGGTCGGTGGGCTGCTCGGGCTCGTGGACCTCCACGGTGGGGATCTGGGCGAGCGCGGCGTTCGCGGCGTCCTGCTGCGCGAGGAGCGCGGTAAGGCGCTTGTGTTCCTCGGCGATCTCGATGGCGCGCTGCGCGCCCGCCTCGTCGAGGCCGCCTGCGGCGGCTGCCTTGGCGACAAGCTCGTCGCGCTCCTGGAGGAGCTTGGCGAGCAGTTCCTTGAGATTCATGCGGTTCTGTCCTTTCAGGTCAGAGGCTGGTCAGCAGCGCGAGGGCGCCCTGCTGGTGGTGGTTGGGCCCGGCCGGTTGGTCGGGCTCGGGGTCGGGCTGCGCCTGGGCGGGCAGCGGGGGTCGGATCTCCGCCTCGGGCGGGGATGGGGCTCTGCGGGCCTTCACGCGCCGGAACTGGGCGTGGGCGACCGCGGGTAGGGACTCGTCCCACTCGTCGGCAAGACCGGCCGCCACGGCCTCCGCGGCGGTGTACCAGGTCTCGGCGCGCATCGTGGCGCGCCACTGCTCGCGGTCGCCGCCGGCGCGGCGGGCGTAGGCGTCGGCGTAGGAGTCCGACAGCTTGTCGAGGATCTCCGCGGACTCCCGCATCGTGTCGGCGTCGCCCCAGGCGAACCCGGAGGCGTCGTGGATCATCATCATCGACGACGGCGCCATCGTGATGTGGTCGCCGGCCATCGCGATCAGCGACGCGGCCGACGCGGCCAGGCCCTCGACGACGACGTCGACGCGAGCTTGGTGTCGGCGCAGGACGTTGGCGATCGCGACACCGTCCCAGGCATCGCCGCCCGGCGAGTTGAGGTGGAGCGTGATCCGGCCGACGTCCAGGTCGGCGACCTGCTCGGCGAACTCGCGGGCGGTGGTGCCCCAGTAACCGATCTCGTCGAAGATGTAGACGTCGGCCTCGCCGGCGGTCTCCCCATCGGGGAGGCGTGCTTCGATCCGGCACCAGTCCGGCCGGATCTGGACCGTGGCGTCTCGCAGATGCGTGGGCACTAGATGGGCCCCCTTTCATGTTCGGTGATCTCGCCGAAGCTCTGGACGGGGCCGTTGGCGCCGGCGCGGTTCTGTGACCCGGAGTCGGTCGGCGATGCCTGCCCGCCCTCCAGGACGTTGAGCGGGACGATCAGCTCGTCGGTGCCCTCGAGGTGCGGCAGGTTCAGCCGCGCCCGGGCCTCGGCACGAGTCATGATCGGGCCGCCCGTCATGGTCTGCAGGACCTGGGCCTGCTCGATCAGCGATCCGTTGATGGCCGCCTCCCGTGACAGCTCGAGGTAGAGACCGGGCCGGCCCGGGTCAAGCGTGTTGGCGACGCGGGCAACGGCCTGCTCGAGGCGCGTGATCTTCGGCCCTAGCGTCGGGCCGAACAGCATCGACCGCAGCGCCGCCATGTTCGAGAAGTTCCCTGGGCGGATGCCAAGAAGTTCGGGCGGGATGCCGTAGGCGCCCGCGACCTCGGTATCGGTCCATTGCCGGCCCTCGATGTCCCGGGCGTCGCGGGGGTTCAGCTGGGGCGCGGCCTGGTACTCCAGCCCGTCTTCGAGGATCGGGGTACCCCGCCGGCCCTCCTGCCACGCCTTCCAGGAGATCTCGAACCGCTCGCGCGTCTTCGTGTCCCTGAAGGTCTTCGGGTGCTTCAGTAGCCCGCCGAACCGTGGGGCGGTGTCCCACTGGCGCTTGCGCCACTTCACCGATTCGCGGGCCTCGTCGAGGATCTCGGCGAGCGTGATCAGCGGCGAGATGCCGCCGGCGGCGATGTCGGACCAGCCCCAGTCGATGATCAGCGGGGCCTCGGTGAGGTCGATGTCCGGCCGGTCGGGCGGGGTCAGCAACAACACCTTGACGGGTCGGCCGATCGCGTCGGACTTGATGGTCCAGAGCCGTGGGGGGAGCCGGATGATCTGGTCGCCGTCGACGATCGCGGCGTAGCGGTCCCACAGCATCCAGTCGATGACCATGGCCTCGAGGAACGCGGCCCCACCGATCAGCGGTGCGGGGTGGCGGAGCAGCTGCTCCGCGCGGGAGCCCTGGACGCGCTGCCGGTCGGTGTCGGAGACTCGCTCGAACGCGTGCCAGGGCAGCTGGGAGATCTGCTCGGCGATGAACCCGACGACCTTCCGGAGGCTGGGCTGCGCCCGCCACAGCCGCAGCGGGTCCCGCTCGGCCGGCGCCCACTGCTCGATCGGGATCGGGGCATCTGGGCTCTTCCACACGCTGCCCCCAGCGCGCTGCAGGGTGAGCCCCATCAGAGGACCTGCACCAGCATGATCCGGGCCTTCGGCACGATCATCACGCCGGGAACGTCGTCGACGGTGCTGTCGTCGATCGTTTCCGCGTCGAGGATCCGCAGGCAGCCGCGGGCCCAGGGCCAGCCGAGCCGCCCTCGGATCGCGGAGCCGTCGACGAGGTTCAGCACGATCTTGTGGCCGGTGTAGAGCAGCATCTTGGGGGTTCTCCCTTGTTCAGACGACCAGGAGGCCGTGGTGTTCGTCATAGGCGGACTCCTCGACGGCGGTGCCGATCGCCTCGGACATCGCGTTGCACAGCGCGGAGACGCCGTCGATCTTGTCCGCCGAGCTGGCCTTGTCGGGCTTCACGTTCCCGGCCGGATCCATCGCCACCGCGAGGTTGTCGACGCACCACTCCATGACCGGGTTCCCGTCGTGCCGCAACTCCTTGCGGAGCATCCGCCGCAGCACCTCTTTCAGCGCCGGCGACATGGTCTGGAAGCCTTGCCGGACCTTCATCAGCGGGAAGCCTTCGGCCTGGAGGTCGTTGGACAGCTGGGTCGCGTTCCACATGTCGAGCCCGATGCTCTGCACCTCGAGGTGCTCGGAGTCCTCGGTGATCGTCTGCTTGATCCAGTCGTAGTCGGTGACGTCGCCGGGGGTGATCGTGAGCCAGCCCTTCGGCACCCAGATCTTCGACGCGTTGTCCGACGTCCGCCGATCCAAGCCAGGGAGGGCACCCTCCGGTGCCCAGAATCGCCACGTGGCGTCGAAGCCGCCGTTCTCGTCGTCGGGCAGCAGCCAGCACAGGGCGGTGAGGTCGGAGACGGCGCCGAGGTCGAGCCCGCCGAACGCTCGCCGACCGGCGAGCTGCTCCGGCTTCAGCGGCCACCGGCCGCGCCGGTTCCCCTGCCATTTCTTGAGGTCCAGGTAGGCCGTTGTCTGCCGTGTCGGCTGCCCGGCGTGCAGGCGCTTGAAGAGCGCGAGCTCTGCCGGTGACGTCCGTGCCCGGGCGGCGGCCGACACGAGGAAGTCGTGGGTCGGGCTGGTCGGGTATCCGGGGTTCGCGATCGGCCAGTTCTTCGGGTTCAGCGGGTTCGCTCGAGGAGGGAGGCCCCAGATCACGCCGTAGGTCGTCGGGTCCTTCAGGGTGCCCTTC